ACTCTCCTGGAAGTGGCTTACCGTTAGAGTCGCCCTTCATCCAGAAGCGGTTCTGATGAGCAACAATTTTTCCTTCAAGAGCTTCAAGCTCTTCTAGAGGAACATCTTCGCCGGCATCTATACGCTTGTTCATTTCTGCAACTTCAGATGCAAGAGTTAGGCTTTCAGGAAACTTAGCGTCTTTACGGCTCTTGATTGAGGACGCAGCTCGTGCCTTGTCGCTCTTTGACTTTCGTTCGTCTTTAGAAGCACCAGGAATGCCAGCATCCTCTAGCATCTTCAAAGCCTTCTGCTCAGCCTTACGAGCATTCATACGCTGGTCATCAGTACCGTTTAGGCGGCCTAGCTTAGTAGTAAGAGCGTCTACAAGAGCAGCAGCCTTTTCGTCATTGCTTAGGCTAGGGTCGTTTAGGACGTCAAGTGCAGCCTGAAGACGCTCTGGGTTGTCAGCAGCTTCAAGAATGTTCTTTAGGTTCTCGATACCCTCGTCTGTGCGTGGGTCATTCATAGCTGCTGCCTTGTCAGCTGCAGCCTTCTCGTCAGCGGCTTTCTTCTCAGCCTTGACACGAGCTGCTTCAGCCTTCTTGGCATCCTTGTCTGCCTGCTTCTGAGCATTGACGTTAGGGTTTCTATCGACTAGGTTTACTGGACCAAGCTCTTGGAAGCCTTCGTCCTTACCGTCTAGGCTTAGGCGAGCTTCAGTCTTGCCGCCCTTCTTACGAGTCTGAGTGACCTCGCCAAGAAGCGTGGAACCGTCTGGGCTGTAAAGCTTGTCGCCAATCTGAACTCGACCAGCATCAACTTCTAGTGCGTTGTCTGGTGCAACTCTGGTAGGAGTTACTGGAGTAGCATCGGCTGGAGTAATTGGCTTATCAGCAGGCTTAGCCTTTGGAGCAGCACCTTCTGGAGCAAATTCTGGGTAGTAAACGCTATCATAGCGACCCTTGTAGAACTCAACTTCTTCACCGTTAGCATCGGTAGCAGTAATGGTCAATCCAGGAGACTCTTCGTCAGAGTCAGACTCGTCCCAGTCGTATCTCTTAACACGAACAGGCATACCATCAGGGCCCATGATTACATCGCCAATGTTGACATTCTCTGCCTCATCGCGGTCTTTGCTGACGATGTCCCTAAGTAGTTCAGGGTCTTGGTCGTCGCTAGTAATTTCTAGGTCTGTATCTTCTAGGTCAGGGTCGAAGTCAGGGTCTTCTTCTTCATCTGAAGTGTCACCATTGTCTTCGTCTTCCATGCTGCTCTTTTCGTTGAGCAAGTCGTCAACGGTTCCAGCATCTTCACCACTGTTTACCTTTTCCATAAGGTCTGCAATAGCGTTGTCAGCAGAGTCTGTTTTTCTGCTTGGGTTTCGTTCTATGAAATCTTTAGCTGCTTCAAGAGCTGCCTCTGGAGTAGGCAAGTTTGAATCCTCGATGCGCTCATCAAAAGCTGCCTCGCCCCAAACTGGGTTTCGGTGACTGAAGTACGGTGCAAATCCACTAGGCTCGCCTGTTTCATCGTCATAAGCATCGCCAATACGGAAGCTTTGGCTTGGGTCGTTATCCAGCATGTACTGACCCTTGCCATTGCCATAGTCTTTCATTTCCCAACCAGGGCCAAAGTCATCTGCTGGTTTCCAGACATAAGCGTCAGGATTTTTATTGAAGGCTGCTAAAGCGTTTGCTTTACCGGCTTCTAGACCAGGAGCGGTCTCTGGCGAGTACATAGCAAAAGTGTCAGTGTAGCCCTTGTTGTCAGCGATAGAGTACGCACCGTTAGGAGATACCTCGATGTAGGCACCATTAGGCAAAAAGGCATAGACTTCGCCATCAGAACCCTGCTCCCATGCAATCGAGCTTGGCATAACTACATCATCGTCTCCTGGAAGTACAGCATCCAGTGGCTCGACGCCAGCTTCATCTCCCGGGCTTACAACAGCAATTGGTTCGGTAACATCGTCAACTAAGTCGTTAACATCTTGTCCTCTAAGAACATCAGATTCTTCAACGTCGTCTAGGCTGGCAACTTTTTTACCTGCGTCAGTTTTTTTGAAACCTTCTGCTTCTCGACCCTCTACAGAGTTGACACCCTCTTCAATCATTCTGACGTCATCAGGAGTTACAGGAGCAGTTACCATGTCATTTATATCTGGAATGCTCGAGGTAGATACTACGCTGCCAGTTCCCGTTTGTTCACGCTTTTCGTAGAGATTCTTACTCTCAACGTAGTTGGCTGGAAGAACTGCCTGAATCTCTTCTAGGTGAGCAGTGTTTACACCATAGATTAGGTTACTATCTACACCAGGCTGTCCAGGGTCTGGACGAAAACGAACACCATTAGGAGTACCATCAGAACCAGCAGAACGACCAGTAACGCTTTGGAGTTTACCATTGATGCTGAATAGGGCACGTACTCGTGCACCCATCTCAATCCACTGGCCCTTACCCTTACCCCACTTCTTGCGAGGCTGCTTGCGCCAGAAGCCGTTGTTAGCTCCATCATTAAATCCAATACCAGCAGTAATTGCTGTAAGGCTTTCATCGTTCAAGCCAGAGTAGAGGCTGTCCATGTAATCAGACATCTTGTTCCTTCTTATATGTCTCAGGGTCGCGGGTAAATTGTACCCGAATAAGTTTTTAACCTAGTACAAGTGTATAGAACTATTGAATAGGTTATTTCTCTGGAAGTACTTCTCGAAGTGAGTCGTAGTCGTATGGCTCGCCATCAATGTCAAGTACCGATTCGTAGACTACTGCAAATTCTGCAGCCCTATCTGACTCGCTGTCGATGTTTAGATAGTCGTTGTCCAAGTTCCAAGATTCAAGCTGGTGAAGCTTGTTCAAGACAAAGTTAGCCGAAGCTCCAGCAGTAATTGCCTGAGCAATTTCGCCAGTCTCGTCGTACTTAGCAACAGCCTTAGCTGCACGCTCACGAAGGTCGATAACCTGAGGAGCATCTGCAAGTTCGCAAAGTGCTTCATAGAAAACCTGGAACTGAGCCTGACCTGTACGGGTGTACATGTCTGTGTCAGAAAGGTCTTCGTCCATTAGAAGTACGTTCTGAGCAAACTCTTCGTTCTGGCTTAGGTGGCTAAGAATCTGGTGACGAGTGTCGCCACGGTAAACGCGACGAGTAAGGTCACCCTTCCAGTCAAACGGAGTAGAGCCAGAAGCAGTCAAAGCAGACTGAGCCTCTAATAGTTCGATGAAGTTGGCACGAGATTCTTCGTAGTACTCGTAAAGCTCATCGTTGGTAGGGGCAGTGTGGATAGCTGCACCAGCTGTGATTGCGTGTCCGTAGTTCAGAACCTGAGTAGGGATAGCACCACCAGCAGTCAGAGCAGTCAAACGAACCTCGGAGTGAAGAGCTTCTACCGAACCTGGCTTCTGCATGTAAGCAGCAGCAATAAGTGCACGGTGCTCTTCGGATACGCCTGGCTCAGCGGCAGCCCATGCGGCACGCTTCTGACGTAGAGTGTTCTCGTCCCAAACAGTAGCCGCAGTTGAGTATGGGTTAGCTGGAGTTAGTAGGTCAGTGTGGTTCGGTGCAGCACTGGCAACTAGACCCTTGGTCTGTAGGTCAATGTAGCTGGTAACTGCACGACGAATCGCAAAGTTGCGGGAACGTACTGGAAGACCTTCAGTGTCTAGGTAGGTGCGTTCGATAACTTGATTTACAAGCTTCGGCTGTACCTGACGAACGTCGTCAACAATTGCAGCATTTGCTGATGCAATCATCGCCGAGACTTCTTGACGAGTGATTGGCTTCAACTCGTCAATTGTTTCGTTAGTTTCAATAATTTCTGGTGTCTGGCTCATTCTTAGAGAATACCTTTCTTTGGGAGCAGGTCAGCATCTGGGCTGTCGTAGAGAGCAGAAGCAAGTACTGCTGCACGCTCAAATGGGTTTTCATTTTTGTTAGCTGCTCGTACCCATGCGGTACGAATAGCGGGGATTGTTTCATAGCCAAGACCAGACAACTCTGCTAGTGCAAAGATTGCCTGCTCCTGAGATTCGTACTCGTCCTCAGGGAGAATCGAGACAGTTAGGTCAGCAGAATAGTTCTGCGTTGCTCCGTTAGAACGTGAGTGCGTTGGAGGGAGCAAGTCATCATCGGAACTGTAAGCAGAGCTTACAAGTGCAGCGTCCTGAACTAGAGCACTGAAAGCATTGACTCTTGCCATAGCCCAGTCGTGGCGGCTAAGTGTTCCAGTGTCAGCGTTGTCGTACGAGCTAGCTCCTCTTCGGTACACTACACGGAACGCGTCCAGCTGTGGAGTTTTAGACCCGTCGTTTAGAACAGTGCTGCACTCTTTGTACTTCTGTGCAAGAGCTGATTCTACTGCCTTAGAAAACTGAATCTTCTTAGGCTTTAGAACAGGGCTCTTTTTTGCTGACTGAATGTCTCCCTCTTTCAACACGGGTGGAGTTACGCCAGCACCACCACTAGCCGTGGTAGCAGTAACGTCAGTTAGTACTTCTGACAGATATCCAGACATATGAGTTCCTACCTAGTGATTACTGAATGTTTAGTGTTGCTCGTAGTTGCCACTGCCACTTCTGGTGTGCTTCAATACGTTCTGCAATAAGGTTTGCAATGCCCTGCTCGTTACAGCCGTTAGCAATATCAAAGACGCCCATAAGCTCTCTGATTACCTTGCCATTGTCTGACTCAAGAATCTGAGCCATCTGGTGGCAGTCTCCGGTAGTAACGCGGTCAGGACGGTCTAGGCATGAAAGCTCTAGGAAGTCAGACAGCATGTAAGGAGCGTCGTAGCCGAGCTTAAGAATGCTCTCTGCGATTGGGTCAATCGATTCATCGGCATCTTCGTAGATTGCACCAAAGAAGTCGTGGAACTCACGGAAGTCTTTGCCCTTGACGTTCCAGTGGAAGCCGTGAGCTGTGAACTTGAAGACAACAACAGAACCAAGCAGCTTGGCTAGTGCCTGTGCTAGTGCCGGGCTTCCCTTCTGAGAAGCTGAGTCTGAAACAATCATTTCATGCATTTAGTTTTTCCTATGCGCTTGGTTCGGCTAGACCCGGTGGTGGTGGGGTAGCCTCGGTTGAGGATGTGGATGGTCCTGATGCCTCAGGTTCAGCGAGTCCAGGAGGAGCCGCTTCGGTTGCAGGAGCTCCTTCAGGAGCAGCTCCAGGTGCTTGTCCACTAAGTGCCTGCTCAATCTCAGGTGGGACAGGTGCAACCGAGTTTTGCTGAGCTACACCCTTTACCTTCTCCATAAGGTCTGGAGAAACGGCACCAAGCATAGCTTCAGTAAGTTCTGGAGTAATAGCACCCTTGTTGATAATCAAACGCAGTGCAAGCTCCGTAGCATCTGGAGCATCCTGGTCTGAGAATCCGTGAGCACGTCTCCAAGTGTCGTAGGAAACTGCAAGCTTGTCGAAACCAGCGTCTGCATGTGCTGCACGGTCATTACGAGTTGCAACTTGACTTGGGTCGTACCAAATCACAAGGCGGTTGACTTCAGATTCTGAGTAGCCAATCGAGATTAGGTATGGACGCAAGTAGACAACTGTTACAGCATCAGCAATGAGCAACATTAGAGGCTCGATGTGTGCCTTGTAAAGGCTCTCGTCGATTTGTAGGGCGTTTGAGTACTTGACGTTAGCCAGACCTGAAACGATGTCCTTAGGGACGTCTAGGCCCTGCATGATGCGTTCTAGGACACGCTCTGAACGCTCTGCTAGAGCAGGGTCGAACGAACGCTCAAACTTGAACTGCTTAATCTTGTCGCCAAGTTCTGCAGGACCACGAATGATAAGTGGAACAACTGCAGACGCTGAGTCCTCGTCCTTGATAGGAGTAAGCATTGCGTCAATAAGCTGGTCTTCAAAGTCGTCAGCAGCCTCTTCAGGGTTGTACTGCTCGTTGTAGTTGCCATCCTCGTCGTATGGGTAGTCAGGGTCTGGTGCAGCTGCAACAGAAAGACCATCTGGCAAGTACAGAGCACCTGCGTTGAGGCGTGAGCGGGCTGTAGCACGGAATGTACGGTTAAGGAGTAGAAGTTCCGCACATAGGTCCAAAAGGCCGCGTAGCGAGCTGTCAGCCTCTTGTGAGTAGCGTGGGTGTGACTTCCAGATACGACCAATGAAAGCTGACTTAGGTAGTTTGATAACTTCTACGTTACCTGCAGACATAACGCTGCCTCCACCGTTACCAACTTCGCGGCGAGGGTTAATCATGTAGTTACCCTTGGCGTCAACTTGAAGTTCGTCGGTGCTACGAATATCCCATGACTCTGGAAGTCCAGTTCCGATACGCTCTGGTACCTGAACTAGGTAGCATTCGCCAGTAACCTGAAGATTTAGGGCAGTGTCCTTCAAAAGACCTGACTGACCTCCGTAAGCACTGTTAAGTCGGTCAAGAGCACGCTCTGCAGCAGCTGCAAGCTCTGGACTTACTACCTCAGACTTACGAACTGATACAGGAGCCTCGGCTGGGTCATCAACGCTAGCTGCGTAGAGACGAATACGGGATACAACAGAGGCAACAAGGTTGAAAGCGTATTTGATTTCACCGATTGCGTCGTAATACTCCCAAGCTTCCTTCTGCCAAGCAGAAGAAGCGGACTGACGACGAGACTTGAAGACCTGAGCCTCACCTAAGTCGCCAATCTTGATTTGAGCAGCTGCCGCAGTAAGCGGACGAGGCTCGTTGAAAGGTAGTGGCTGCTGATAAACGATTCCGAAAGAATCTCTATAGAGTGGTGCTGGATTTAATGGGCGTGCACCAGGATTGGTAGCGCGAACTCCATTAGAAGCTGGCTGACGCGGCTGTTTACCAGGCTCACGTTTGAAAATGCCCAAGAGGGACTCCCTGTCTTCGATAACGGAACGGAATTAACTCCGTGCGGCTAAAAATCCAACAACGGCAGAGGTTGCTAGGACTAATGATACCACAAATACAACTGATGGAACAAGAACATACGAAAAAATTACGATTGGAGCAACCCAAATGCTTGTGCACCAGTCGCAAGTGATGAGGTAACCAATGTTAAGTCTGGTTGGAGGGTATTTGTTCCAGATTTTCTCTCTCAGCTCGTCAAAAATCCTGTCTGTAGTGATTAAACGAGTGATTCTGAACGCCGCTAAGGCAAGAATTACGAATGTGAACGGGTCTATTGCTATCATTTAGCCCTCCAGAGCTGTCAAAGTGTTGTATGCGTGCCAAGAACGGAGTCTAGAACCGCATCCGCAGCCTAAATCCTTCTTAAAAGCAAGCATTTTTCCACTTTCGGTGGTTATAAAGCTGTTTTCGGTCGGTTTATTCGACTTAACGTAGTCTACATAGGTTTCTCGGAAGGCTATTACTGCTCCATCAGGACTATCTACGGCTACAACTATCGTTTTTTCAGTCAAAACAACTCGTGCCTTACCGACATAGTGCCCTTCTGGGCTCGGTGGGTCGCTTTCAATCTCGTAAGGAGACTCAAAAACGCCTGCAGCTACTGCTACAACGTGAGCAGGAAACACATCTGTGATTATTCTCATTATCTAACCCTGAATCCGCCACTGCCACCGATGCGTCGGTTAGCTAGTGACTTTGCACGAATCTTTCCGCCAGAGAATCCTGCTGGTGGTTTGATGAGCAACGCAGTTAGTGCGTGGACTAGTGCGTCAACTCGGTCAGGAGATTTGCCCTCTCCTGGAATCCAAGTAATCATTTGTGTCTCGAGGTCAGTAAGTGCGTGTCCAACGTGGTGGACGCGTTCCTGCTGGTAAGCCATTGTGATTGGCTCGGCACGAAGTTGCTTACCCTGTTTAGAGTGAACTTCAAGAACTTTGATATTTGGGTCGATTGTGTTGATAGCGTTACGAACGAGGGCTCCACCCTGGTTTACTTCAGCAATAACTGGGCAGCCCCACTTGCGAGCCATCTTGACAACTTGGTTCGCCCAGACATCTGGAGAGCCATGAATGCTGGCATCTTCAAGAACCCAGGCTTGACGCTTGTACAGGTCATGCTCTGAAGTAGAGGCAACAACAACAATTCCACATTCGTCACGTGGGTTTTCGGCAACAGACGGGTCAACGCCGATACAGCGTAGGGGAGTTGATTGAGGCATGTTCATCTGGCGTCCAGCTTCAATGGACTCTTCGGTCCACATGGCACCTTCGAGTGCTTCAAGCATTTCACCATAAAGCTCTTGGCGAGCTAGGGCTGTACCCTCGTAAACGCCAAGCATTGTGTCTAGATAAGCACCAGAGAGGTTTCCAGCGTTGTCCATGGTAGAACCCTTAGTAACGACAACTCGGTCAGTACGGGATTCTTCAATAAGTTTGTAGAGAAGCGGAGTACGCTTCGGGGTAGTAGTGACTAAGATTTTTGGACGAGTACCAAGACGAGTACCAACACGAAGGTTGTCAAAGGCAGTCATACCTGCGGCATCTGGAGTTTGTCTCCACGCAGCAATTTCATCGCCCCATGCGTGAGTGAACTGAGGTCCACGAAGAGAGTCTGGTTCGTCAGCAGTAAAGAGTGAGGCAACGTTTCCGTTGGGCCAAGTTAGGCGTCGCTTGGACGGCTCGTATAGTGGACGCTCGGATGGCGGCGTGACATTCATAATCCCCGACTCACCTTCAACAATAACGTCTCGAACGTCTCCAGCAGTACGAGCAACAAGTGCGAAACGTCTTTGACCTGTAGTCGTATATTTGGCTTGCTCTCTAACCCACTCTGAAGCAAGACGAGTCTTACCAAAACCACGACCCGCTAGTACAAGCCAAACGTTCCAGTCCCCTTCAGGTGCTTGCTGCTCGGGGCGGCCCCAAACAGACCAGTCCCAGAGGAGTTGGTCTGGGTCCATACCCTGTAAAGCGAGAGCCTGCTCTTCCGGTGACAGAAGAGCAAGCTGCTCCATGATTGATTTACCCATAGGTATATTCTAGTCCACTACGATGTCACCTAGAGGGCAGTAGTCGATTTGTATTGACTTCTGGGAAAGGATACTCTTTCCATCTGCGTGATACTTAACTTCTAGAACCGCAGTGTGCGCCCAGAACTTTTTGTGCAAAGAGTTTGAAACATGCTCTCCGCAAGTATCACACGTTCCGAACCAGAGTGAGTTGTCCTTTCGGAAACCATCTTCAGGATTTAGGACTTGAAAGTTGAGCCCTAGCCCCTGCTCCCGAACATGTTGGAGAGGAGTTTCGTGTAGAACTTCTAGAGTTAGGGACATTACTTGGCTCGATTCTCGGCAAGAATCGGAGTGTAAACCTTAGAAGTTGCGTTTACTGGAGTCTTGTAGCCGTAGCGAACCAGACGGAAACGTAGTGCACCGTGAGTAACGCCTAGACGCTTTGCTAGTCGGTAAAGGGTTACACCTTCAACAACGTGGGCGTGGTTAAGTAGTGCTGTGTATTCTTCTGCTTCTGCACGGTACTTAGTTCCGTTAGAGCGGACAAGCTGTGCGTATGGCTGTAGTTCTAGTAGACGCTTTAGAGTCTCTGGAGCTGGTTCGATGTAGACAGGGCGTACACGCTCTGGCTTTAGGGGCGGCGACGGAATCACTACGCTTGCGTCTCGTACTGACTCGTCTGGTTCAGTCATAGAGATTTGACGGACTCGTTCGCGAGTCAGTCCAGAAGCAGCTGCGATTGATTCAAGAGTCCACTCAATCTTGCGAAGGTCGTAGATAAGCGCGTCTCTTGTGTCGCTGTCAATAATGCTGTCGAATGCAGACTTGATGTTTGCAGGTAGAACCTGGTGTTTCTTAATGTACGGCGTAGCCATGTTTTTTCTCCTTGTATAGACGTCGTTATTTCAGTGTAAGTGTTACAGTTCCGTTATGTCAAGTTCGGAACGATTTTTTTGGAAAAATTTTTCCAGATTTTTAAGGCCTCGGGCGAGCCGGGGTTCTTCTTTTTGTCGGGTTATAAGGAGTATCCGTAATAACTACGTGCACCTCTTCGCCATCTTCTGGTAGAACGGAAATCCTCACGTCCGTAACGTTGATGCTGTATTGAAGAATCTTGACCATCTGCTCGACCTCGTGGACTGGATAGTTCTGAGGAGCTTCGATTGCAATGGCGCAGTCAAACATCTCGAACAGTCCGGTTCTCGGTAGTGCTGATTGGAACTCTTCTGCGTTATGAACAATAAGACTAATCACCGTAGTTCTTCTTTCTCAAGATGGCATCAAGGTCATCCGAGTCGTCATAGTCGTCGAAGTCATCTCGCTCCCAGTTGCTAAAAGCTGCTTCTAGGAAAACAGTAACGACGGCGAAGACTACGAGGAAGGCAGCTAGGCCGATAAAGCCCAGCACAATCATCAACCAGTCCATAACTAGTCCTTAGAGAGAATTGCCAGAGCTACAGCTGAGACCGCTAGAACGATACTTAAGATAGCTGCTTCTGGGTAGAGGGCTGTCGCAATAACTGCGGCGACGATGGCTACCACTGATAGAACCGAGGTCCAAATCAAGGAGCGTAAGAATGTTAGGAATCGAATCATTACTCTGTCTTTCTGTTAGCGGATGGGTAGACGGTACCAAGAAGAGTTTGTAACTGTCTCTTGGCTTTCCTGCGGCGAGCCGCAAGAACGATGTAGGTAAAGATACCTGCACTTGCAACGATAGCTAGGGCAGCTAAGCCCAGTACTGTTTCTGTAGTCATAGCATAACCCTAGCACACAAAAATGTAAAGTGGGACAGTTTTAAGCCATGTCCCAGGGCTCAAGCTTATGGGTTCAGTCCTCCATTAACCTGTGCCTGTGCTTGTTCAATCACCCGAACAAAGCGAATCTGGTTGTTCTTATAATCACTCAAAGGTTGAATGATTGTGGTTCCAGCTTCGTAGTGAGCATTGATGATTTTACCATTGCCAATGTAGATAGCAGCGTGATAGAAATTGGTACTGCCTTTATAGGCGAATACAACAATATCTCCAGGAACTGGATTAGATACACGCTTGCCGATATGGGCTTGCTTATTGGCGGAGTGGGGTAATTCCAGGCCAAACCTCTCATAGGTCCATCGGACCAGACCTGAACAATCCCAGCCTCTAGGGCTGGAACCCGAAAAAACGTAAGACGTACGGTGCTCACGAGTTTTCAGATATTTAATAACCTTCTTCATTTGAGTCAGATTACGTTGGGACTTAACAAGTTGTATGAGATTTTTGGTCTCAAGAACGTTGTTGGTTTTTTCATTAGTGGTTTGCAATACCGCCTCGTCTTTCGGGGCGATAGTTGAAGCTACTGCTGATGCTGAACATCCAGCTAGAGTCAGTACAGCAACTGCTGCAATAATGGACTTTTTCATTTGGCGACCTTACCTTTCCTTGTTAGTTAGTACTGGGGTCGTTTATTGTCGAAGTGACACTTTATTCAGTTATGCGAAAGAGCCTACCTTCGCTTTTACTGCGAGATAAGCTCTCCATGTAAAAGACTAGCACACCTTTTCGGGGTTGGTGTCAAATTTAGCGTTTTCCTAAACGTTTCACCATAGCACGATACGTCACTCCAGCAGCTTTTGCAAGTTCGGAAGTTGTAACTCCAGTATCATACAGGCGGATACAGATGCCTGTCAACTGGTCATTAGCGACGCGGGCAGAGTCGTTTGAAGACATCTTGGCTCGGAATGTACGGGCACGAGGAGCAAGTTCCTGAATCAGCTCAAGTTCATCTGGAAGAATTCCGGGCGAGTTGCGCTTCTTCTGGTAGCCGTCCTTATGTGTCTTGTATAGGGGTGACGGAACCTTAGATGGTTTGCCTGACTCGGGTAGCTGGTACCTTAGGAGCCAAGACCGCACAGTGCTGCGGGGGCGTGGTGGCTCGAGGGCATCGCCGATGGCCTGCAGCGTCCAGCCTGCAGTGTAAAGTTCGTAGGCGCGAGCCATGAGGTCATCCTGGTTGAGGGTATTGAGGTAAGCGGCTTCCTTTGGGGGAAGGGGCTGTTTCCTTGCGGGTCTTCTTTTCATAAGGTACATACTAGCACCTATTCTGGCTCTACTGTGCTAAAGATTTAGTACCTTAGCGTCTAGTGCTTTTGGCGGGTCAGACGGCAGTGCTTACTTTGTGCGTTGTCCAAAATCGTTTCCAACATAGCATTATGTAAAGTTGAGAGAAACTCGTTTGTGTCCTAACGATTACGAAATACCTAGTCAATCAGTTTCCAACCGACCCGTTATCAAGGATACAGATACCCGTCAGCAACAGACAGGGGATACCAGCAAGAACTAACTAACTATTTACCTAGGTAAGTAAATGATTATGAAAAAACAAATACGAACTTACTACTAATCACTATGAGTAGATGACTAAGTGAGTGAGTGAGTAGATGAGTGAGTAAGTGAGTGAGTAGATGACTAAGTCAATGAGTAGATGAGTAGATGACTAAGTCAATGATGAAAGTATTTACCTAGGTAAGTAAGTCATTAGGATACGAACAATCTACAAACCCTTTACCGCAGAGATTAGGTTAGGTAAGGCTAACCTAACCTAACCTACCTAACAACTACTTACTAATCTTTACAATGAGAACGAACGAACGAACGAACCAGCAACAACAAATAACTAAATGAGTTAGTCAAACTATCCAGCCAGCACTAACCAGCAGATAACGAAATGATAACAAGGTAGATAACGAAATGATAACGAACCCTTACCACTATCACCGCAGAGAACAACGAACCTATAAAGGTATTACCGCACAAGGTTAGGCAGGGGGGTAAGTAAGGTAAGCCTAACCTAACTAAGCAGGGGGGTGAGTTGAGATAACAAAGAGACAGACATTCCTAGTCTATCATACAACTATGATAAAGTCAAGTTAGTTAGATAACAAATAGATAACACTATTCTAACAGACATAAGCGAATAAGTCAAACAACTAACTAAGTAGAAGCGAAGCACTAACTATCTTGTAGAAGCATTACCGCAGAGAAGTAGTTAGGTAAGGCTAACCTAACTAAGCGAAGTCTAAGCAAAGAGGCAGACATTCCTATTCTATCAAAGTATTCTAATAAAGTCAAGTCTATTAGATAACGAATAGATAACACTATTTTACTACATAGAAGCACATAAGTCAAGCAGTAGAAGCATTACCGCAGAGAACTAACTAAGAGAAGCGAAGCAGGGGAATACTCCTAGAAGCATTACCGCACATAACGAACAGATAACAGACAGATAACGAAACGATAACGAACCCAAATAATCCTGAAAGTCCCCTATCTCAAAAGGCTCTGTAAGGCTCATAGAAGCCACGACCCCTTAGATGATACAAACACACACGCCTATCCCTGAAAGTGTCGCCTTGCTTATTCTACAAAGGCACTTTTTTTATACCTTTATAACGAAATGATAACGAACAACCCCTTAGAAGCATTACCGCAGACAAAGAGTAAGCATAGAACAAATGACTAACAAAGTCAAGAACATAAGAAGATAACGAAATGATAACA